CATCGTCGGTGACGCTGAGATCAGCCTCCACGAAGCCAAGAAGAGCCTCCCCGGCTGCCTCAAGAACGTCGAGACGCTGGCTGAAATCCGCGAGAACCTCGGCTTCTACGACCGCCGCCTCGTCGCCGCCAAATGAGCCCGGCCCAATATCGAAAGGAGCGCACGCAGCGCGGTCTAACGCAGGCCGCGCTTGCGGCTTTGCTCGGGGTTCCGCGGGAGGCCGTGGTGCGGCGCGAGGCTGGCACGCAGCCGATCATCGCCGAAGCGGCTCTGGCTCTTCTTTCGCTCCCGAAAACCAAACCGGCCAAGCCCGGCAAGCCCAACATCGTGCATGAGCCGCACCGGGAGGACGGACGTGAGTAGCACGAAAGGGCCAAGCCCCGGTGTTGGCTCTGGGCACTGGTTGGGAGTCTGGGAAATCTCACGAAAAATCTATGAATACCGAAACGATCAAAGCACTAATCGCCCTCTGCCGCGCTGGAAAATGCTCCATCACGCTCGAAGCCTGCCAAACCGGCGTCGTCGCAAAAGTCTCTTCTCTGAGGGGACACGTCTCGCTGCAAACCAGCACATACCTCGACGCCAACGATGCCGCGTCCGGCGAAAACCTAGAGAATGCCATCAAGCGCGTTCAGTGACTTCGCCCAACAAAACCGGTTAAGCCGCGCGCGCCTCGCGCGTCGGCTTTAACGAAAGTTCGGCTCCCCTCTCTTTCTTGTTCGCCGCCGAACACCCCGCGCCCACATCGCCCGCCCCACGTCACGCCCGCACTCCTCCGCGCCGCGCCCTAGTCGCGCCGCGTAGCTTTTAACCGTCCGAAATGTCCGGGACGTTAAGTCCGCAGCCCGTTTAATGGCTGCACGCTGGAAACTCGTCCAATCTTTCATCCGCGAAGCAACGGAAGACGCGAACTTCGCGCCCGTCGCCGACGTCGCCACCGTTTACGCCAAGCTCCGCACGATCCAGCGCGGAGCCTACAGCGTCGCCACCGCCGAAGGAGGCGTCGTCCAAGTCTCCTCCAAAATCGGGGAGACCGAGTTTTCGTTTTCGATCCCCGAGGGCATCAGCCCCGCCGAGATCATGGAGACCGCCGAGACCGCCCTCCAGATCATCGCCGGATGCGCCGACGTCGCCGCCATCCGCGCCCTCCTCGTCCGCCGCAAGACGACTTATCCCTCCATGCGCCGTTTCTCCCTGCTATGAACCCCGCCCCGCGCCCCGTCATTCTCGACGCCTACGGTCGCCCCGCCGGTCGCCGCTCCCACTACGGAGCGCCAGGTGGTTACCTCGGAGCCGGTCGCTCCCGCCGCCGCTCCCACCTCCCCGGTCAGTTCATCGACTCCCGCCGCGAATACACCTCCAGCACGAGGAGCGAGATTTCCCGCAAAGCCCGCTTCTTCAAAAAAAACTTCGGCCTCGTCCGGGGTGTCTCCAAAAGCCTCATCGACCAAGCCATCGGCTCCGGAGTTTACCCCCTCCCCGCCACCAAAAACGACGCCTGGAACGAACGCGCCTGGGAATGGTTCTGGGAACTCGCGAAAATCGCCGACGTCTCTTCCCGCCTCACCCTCTGGGAGACCCAGCGCGACCGCACCGACGCCAAATTCTACGACGGGGAAAAATTCACCGCCCACCTCCGCTCCAAAACCGGTTGGCCCCAATTCCAGCTCATCCGCGCCCACAACTGCGGCCAATTCTCCGTCAATGAAACCGAGGGTTGGACCGACGGTGTCAAACTCGACGCCCAACTCCGCCCCCTCGCCTACCGCTTCCGCCTCCGGGGAGACGACCGCTACGAAACCGTCCCCGCCTCCCGCGTCGTCCATTCCTACATGGTCGAAGAGTCCGACGACATTCGGGGAAAGTCCGCCCTCGCCCACGCCTTCGACGCGCTCAACGACATGCTCGATTCCCTCGTCCTCGAAATGGACGCCGTCAAAGACAACAACCGCATCTCCCGCGTCATCCAAACCGAATCCGGAGAAGACGAAGACGACATCCGCTCCCGCCTCACCGGAGACGGAGAATCCGACCCCGACGAAGACGGGACCAACGTCAAACTCGACGACATCTTCGGAGCCGAAATCGTCCGCCTGAAAACCGGGGAGAAGCTGGAATCCTTCTCCAGCCAGCGCCCCTCCCCCACCTTCGTCGGCTTCATTGATTGGCTCGGAAAATCCGTCACCAACGGATGCGGCTTCCCCTACGAATTTTCGTGGAACCCCAACGAACTCAAAGGCCCCGGCGTCCGCCTCATCCTCGAAAAAGTCCGCCTCTCCGTCGAAGAATGGAGACGCAACGAAGTCCAAGACACCTACCCCTTTTACACCTTCGCCATCTCGACCGCGATGGAACTCGGAGAACTCCCCTACAACCCCGAGTTCTACAAATGCGAATGGATCGGAGGAGCGCCCGACCCCACGATTGATAAAGGCCGCGACGCCGCGCACGACCGCGACAACATCAAAGCCGCGCTCGACACCTTCAAACGCTACTACGCGCGCCAAGGACTTTGGTGGAAAACCGAACTCCGCCAAAAAGCCAAAGAAGCCGAGTTCATCGCCCAACTCGCCGAGGAATACGGGATCGACCCCGACCGCATCCATTTACTCCTCCAGCACGCCGCCTCCCAACCCGCCGGGAACGCCGCCGCCAACACCCCCACCCCCACCGGTGCGACCGATTAACCGCTCCCCTCCGCCCCTCATTTTATGAACCACCCGCGCATCCTTCACGCCGTCTTCAATTCCCCCTGGGCTATCGACCGCCCCTTCTTCGGCTCGATCTTCTCCGTCCTTCACTCGCGCGAGATGTTCGCCGCCCAACAACCCCCCGCGCCCGCCGCCGCGCACCTGGACGCCGCCACCGCCGACCCCCTCGTCATCACCGGAGGGATGCACGCCGGCCAAGGACGCTCCAAAGCCGGACGCTTCGGCGTCTTCCGCCACGCCAAACGCGCCGACGGTCTCATCGTCAACCACTCCGCCCGCATCCACTCCGAAGCCGTCCGCCGCTGCGGAGGAGACCCCGGCACCTACTACCAAATCGTCCGCGAAGAAGAAGCCGCCCTCCCCGCCGGTCAGATCTTTCACGTCTTCGGCTCCGGAGTCCTCGGGAAACACCTCTCCTCCATGGATGAAATGTGCTCCGGAGGCTTGTCCGTCGACCGCTTCCAATCCGCCATCCGCGCCGCCCTCGACGACGACAAAGTCTCCGCCCTCATGCTCCACCTCGATACGCCCGGAGGGATTTGCTACGGGATGCAAGAGACCGCCGCCCTCGTCCGCCAAGCCAAGGGCACCAAGACCGTCGCCAGTTTCAACGACTCCCTCACCGCCTCCGCCGGGACCTGGTGCGTCTGCTGCGCCGACTACGCCTACATCACCCCCAGCGCCGACGCCGGTTCCATCGGAGTCTACGCCGCCCACGTCGATTACGTCGAATACTGCAAAAAACAAGGAATCGCCGTCGACCTCATCACCGACGGCTCGACCTACAAAGGAGGAGGCTACCCCGGCACCGTCCTCACCGAAGCGCAACGCGCCAAGATCCAGTCCGACGTCAACGCCTGCTCCGTCGCCTTCAAAAACGACGTCCGCCTCGGACGCTCCGGGATCAAAGACGAAACGATGCAAGGCCAATGCTTCACCGGAGCCGCCGCCGTCGAAGCCCGCCTCGCCGATGCCGTCGTCAACGACCTGGAATCCGCCCTCCGCGACCTCGCCGCCGCCCTTTAATTCCCGCCCCGCCGTTAAGTCCCCCGCCCCTTTAAACTCAACACCGCTTCTTCAACTCAAACCACCGCCCACCATGTTCGGAGACAAACTCACTACCGCCAACGCCAAGATCAACGCGTTGCTCGCCGTCCTCGCCTCGACCGGCTTCGCCCTCGCCTCCGCCGAGATTACCGACGCGAAGACCGAAGCCTCCGCCCTCCCCACTGCCGACGCCTTCAAAGCGCACCTCGCCGCCCGCGAGACCACCGCCATCACCGCCGCCACCGCGCCCCTCACCAAACAAGTCAACGACCTCACCGCCGCCAGCGCGACCGCCACCGCCGAAGCCTCCGCCTTCCGCGCCGCCTTCACCGCCGCCGGGATCAAGCTCGCCGACTTCGTCACCCCCGCCACCGCCGAGGGTAAGACCGACGCCGAGAAATCCGCCGCCGCCGCCGCGACCAATGCCGCGTCCCTCAAACTCGCCCTTGAAACCGCGATTGCGCAACGCAGCTCCAAACAGATCGCCGCCGCCGGTCACCCCCACGCCCTCGACGTTCCGCCCGCCGGCCCCTCCGCCGAACAATCCGACGCCGCGCCCACGACCAAAGCCGAATTCGCCGCCGGCCTCGCCGCCCGCGACGGCAAACCCGCCGAACGCCAAGCCTACTTCCGCCGCTACACGAGCAAATTCCACGTCGCCTAAACCACGCCGCCCACCTTCACGCAACGCACCGCAACTAAACTAAAATCCGCCTCCTCCCATGCCAAACAACACCATCGACGTCGGCCTCAAGCGCGACCAAATCCTCGACGTCTTCCTCGAAACCTTCACCGCGCGCCTCCTCCCCCTCAGCATCTTCGCCCGCGACTTCTCCGGAGCCGATTTTGAAAAAGGCGACAAGATCAAAGTCCCCTACGCCCCCCTCGCCTCCGTCGCCGAAGACTTCCGGGGGACTTACACCCTGCAAGGAACCGAATGGCAAAAGAAGGAAGTGGAAATCACGAAACACAAATTCGTGTCCATGGGGCTCTCCGACAAAGACGTCTACGCCACCCCGTCCGCGACGCTTGAGATGCAAGCCCGCCAAAAGGCTTACCAACTCTCCCTCGCCGTCCTCCAAGACATCTTCTCCCTGGTCACCGCCGCCAACTTCGGAGCCGCCGTCTTCACCGGAGCCGCCAACACCTTCGACCTCGACGACGTCGCCGACGTCGCCGGCCTCTGCGACGACGCCCTCATGCCCGAGGAAAATCGCGGCCTAGTCATCAACCGCGCCTACTACACCGCCGTCGTCAAAGATAACAACATGCAGGACG